GGGATCGTCGCACGTCGTCGACGATTTGGATGTGGCTGCTGGAGAAGCAGTTTCCGACGAAGTTCGGCAACCGGATCAACGTGGAGTCCGCACAGTCGCCCGCCGAATTGGTCCGGGGCATGTTGAACGCCATGGATGAGTACCACCAGTTGTGTGAGCCTGGTGATGGATAGCCGCCTTACGCCCCGGTGGACCAGGTGCCTTCTCGACCCGCGTCAGCATGCCTACCTGCATAGCAATGCGGTTATCAATGTCGTGCCGGCGGGAAGGCGCTCGTTCAAGACGGAGGCGTCGAAGCGCCGGGTAGTGGCAGCGGCCATCGCTTTCAGCAGGTACCCGAATGGTCGGTTCTTCGCCTGTGCGCCGACGCAGCAGCAGGCCAAGGACATCTTCTGGTCCGACCTCAAGGCGCTGGTGCCGAGGTGGGCGCTGCGGACGGGGCGGCCGGACATCGACATCAGCGAGAGCGAGTTGACGATTCGGCTGTGGCAGGGGGCGATCATCAAGGTGGCGGGCCTGGACAAGCCGGCCCGGATCGAGGGCGGGGATTGGGATGGCGGGGTGATTGACGAGTATGCGGACTGTCGGTCGGATGTGCTCGATGAGCATATCATGCCGATGTTGGTGCGTGGGGGATGGATCGACATCATCGGCGTGCCCGGCGGCAGGAATCACTACTACCGCCTGACGCAGCAGGTGCTCAATGGCGAGTTGGAGGGGGCCAGGCACTTCCACTGGAAGGCGTCAGAGGTGCTGCACCTGTATCTTGGCCGGGAGAGAGCGGAGGTGTTCCTGGCCCAGATGCGGAAGAAGATGGACCCGTTGACGTTCGACCAGGAGTTCAACGCGAGCTTCGTGGCGTTCGAGGGCCGGGTGTACTACGGGTTCCTCCAGGAGACGCACGCGCGGGAGCGGTTGGCCTGCGATCCCAAGCTGCCGCTGATCCTGTGCTTTGACTTCAACGTGGCTCCGGGGGTATGCGCCATTTGCCAGGAGCAGCGGTACGCGGGGAGCAACCCGAACGTAGCCAACGAGGTGACGGCGTGCATTGACGAGGTGTGGATATCGAACAACAGCAACACCAAGCGGGTCTGCCAGGAGATTGCGGAGCGGTACGCCAGCCATCCACAGGAGATCTGGTGCTACGGCGACGCCACGGGCGGGGCGAGAGGGACGGCCAAGGTGGAGGGCTCGGATTGGGAGTTGATCGAGAAGGCCCTGCGGCCGGTGTTCGGCAGCCGGCTCTACCTGGCCTACGCCAAGACCAACCCGAGGGAGCGGGTGCGGGTGAACGCCATGAACAGCCGCATCCAGGCGGCGGATGGGAAGATCCGGTTCCTGGTGGACCCGGTGAAGTGTCCGCATGTGGTCACCGACTTTGACGGCGTGGTGTGGAACGACAAGACCGGAGAGATCGACAAGACCAGCGACAAGACGCTCACGCACCTGTCGGACGCGATTGGCTACTACGTGGCCCAGGTCCATCCGCTGGCAGAGCCGGGGTTTGTTATCAGCCAGTTCTGAGGCTGGAAGCGAGCTACAACGGATCAAACGGCTCGGGGCTATACCATTCTACCTGCCGGGCGGGGTTCGCGGATTTCGGAGGGCTATGGGGTCTGGAATCCAGGGGGCTGTCAAGGGCCTGTAGGACTGTGGCGGTGTGGAGGTTTTTGTGCTTTGGGCAAAAAACTCTTGCCATGACGGCATTCAGGTGATTGCTTCTCAACAGTGGCATTAAGAGGTTACTTTGAAAGGGCTCGGAAATGGATTTCAGCAAGGTTCTCGCATTCCTTGACGGCAAGAAGACCTACATCTTGGCGGGGGCCATGCTGGCTCTCGGGTGTGCGGAGGGCATGGGGTGGTTCAGCGTGCCGGAATGGGTCTGGCCGATCGCGGCGGCCATGGGCCTGACGACGTTGCGGGCCGGGGTGACCGGGGTGGCGCAGTCCATCAAGGACAACGTGCCGACGACCACGACGACGAAGTAGCCCCATGAAGGCCATTGGGTCGGTCATAGCGACGGCGTTGGTGCTGGCCCTGGCGGTGTGGAGGTGGTATGCCTCACGCAACGAGAAACGAGAGCGAGAACAGAAGGAGCGGAATGATGCGATTCATCAGGCTGCTCATTCTGACGACGATAGCGATGTCAGCGGCATCCTGCGCCCGTAGCTACCTGGACGTGGGGCCGGTGTTTGTGACCAGTGACCCGAACGACGTGGATATGCACTACGTTGTTGCCGGTTCTCTTATCATCGACCCGAACAATCCGGCCAATTCCCTGCGGGTGGGCAAGGACGGGCGATTCCTCAGCAACAAGTTCTTCGAGTACCTGCTCCAGAGGGCGGCGAAGTGATTGCGTGGTCGATCCACAAGCAGTTCGTGCATCCACGTCCAGTGAAGGAGCCGGTGCTTCTGGGCTACGGCAGATTGCTCGGCGGCGAGCCGTTGTTCCTGCCGGCCGAGGATGTGGGAGAGTGGGACAGCGACGATGCGTGGATGGACCTGGATGCTTGGCGTCGATGGGTTGGTGGGACGCTGACGGACCTTGTGACGGAACTACTGACAGAGGCGGAAATTAGCGGCGGGTCTTCGTCGGCGGCCCGGACGGTCGGTGCCGCTGCTTCGCGGCTAACTGCCGGATCAAGGAAGTCTGCATTGGCAGATAAAGTCCAAGAGCCGTCCGGGCACTTTTAGAAGGGAAACCTCATGGCGAATGAAGGATCAACGGTCGAGTCATTGCATCCGGCATACAGTGCCATGCTGCCGACGTGGGAGTTGGTGGACGATCTCATGGGGGGCACGGCGGCGATGAAGGCGGCGGGCGAGAAGTGGCTGCCGCGAGAAGATGGCGAGGCGGTCAAGGTGTATGAGGCGAGACTGTCAAGATCGGTGCTCTACAACGGGTACAAGAAGACGGTGCTGGGGTTGTCGCGGCGTCCGTTTGCTCGCAGTGTTGGCATCGTGGGCAACCTGCCGGAGAAGTTGGCGGAGATGCCGAATGCGGTGGACGATCAGGGGCGGAGCCTCAATTCGTTCGCCAGGGAATTCCTCAAGGTCGCCGTCAATCGGGGACTGTGCCACATTCTGGTGGACTATCCGCCGAACACGGCGGGGAGCCTTGGGGAGGAGCGCGAGCTTGGGCTGCGGCCGAGATTTGTGCTGGTCGATCCGATCTCGCTCATCAACTGGCAGACGGAAGAAGTGAACGGCGAGACGCGGCTGACGCAGATTCGGATCAGTGAGTCGGTGTATCGGGCCAGTGGCCAGTGGGACGTCAAGGTGACGCGCCGCATTCGGGTGATTGGGCTTGACGCCTTCCAGGTGTACGAGCAGGGAGAGAAGGGGGAGTGGTACGTGGTGCAAGAGGGCGAGATGACGCTGGGGAAGATCGCCCTGGTGACCCTATATATCAATCCAGTGGGGTTTATGGTCGGGTCCCCGGCGATGGACGATCTGGCGTACATGAATCTGGCGCACTACCAGAGCCAGAGCGACCACCGGAACAATCTGCGGTTCGCGCGTTCGGGTGTCATTTTCCTCAAGGGGCTGACGGCAAAGGAGATGGAGCAGGGGATCGTATGGGGGGTGAATCACGCGGTCAGGACGACCAACGCCGACGCGGACATGAAGATCATCGAGCACAGCGGCAGTGCGGTGACGGCCGGAGAGAATGAGCTTCGCCACCTCGAAGAGCAGATAGATGCGGTGGGCATGGGGCCGTTGACCGTACGATCGTGGGGCAACGAAACCGCGATGGGCAAGGCGATCGACGAAGGCAAGGGCCAGTGCGACCTGCAATCGTGGGTGCGGGATGAAGAGGCTGTCCTCGAGAAGGCATTTGGGCTGGCGGCGGAATGGACCGGCGAAACATTGGCGGAAGACTTCAAGGTTGACATCTATGACGACTTCGGATTGCTGCCGCGATCGGCGCAGGACCTGGACAATCTCCAGAAGCTCCGAGACCGGGGCGATCTGTCCAGACGAACGATTCTGGAGGGTGTCAAGCTGCGTGGCCTTCTGCCGGAAAACCACGACATCGACGAGGAATTGGCTCGGATCGAGGAAGAGGGGCCTGACCTGGGCATGATCGGGAGGGAAGAGCCGGAACCGGAGCCTGAAGAAGAGAAGGAGTAATCGGCGACACACGGCGGGAGGCGGAGCGTTGGACTACGAAGACGGCGGGTTGCTCGAAGCGTTGGGGATGAAGTTTGGGTGGTGTTGTTGCTGGTACTACGGCACGTGGTTCTATCGGCCGCTGTACTGGCCGGTGGGGCAGGCAAGGATGGTTTCGCTGCCCGTGGTGGTTCTGAGGCGGCTGGGGTACTGGTCGGGCGTGCGGTCGTGGTCGCGCGGCCGGCATTGGGATCGAAGAT